TCACTGGTGTGATAAAAGGTCTTGTCGGTATGCCTCTCGACTTACTCAAGAGTGCGGTCAGTTGGATTGCAGGTAAACTAGGGTTCGAGAACTTCTCTGCAATGCTAGACAAGTTTAGTTTTGCGGAGTTCTTTCAGGAGATCGGTGATAGACTAGCGGATACTATTGTTGGTCTAAAAGACAAATTCATGTACACTATACAGAACTTGGGTGCCTCATTAATGAGACCGTTCGAAGAAGGTTTCAATTTTGGTGCTCTAATAGAGTTTGTTGTCACTCTCCCGTATAAACTTACCACTGGACTCTTAGACTTACTCAAGAATGGTATTGCGTCTCTTGCAGAACTACTTGGTGCGTCAGACTTTGCAGCGACATTAGATGGGTTCAGTTTCGTAGATACGTTCGAACGTATAATCTCGTTTGTAAAAGAACTGCCTCGCAAGTTGATGGACTTTGTGATGGAGAAGATCGATGCAGGAATGCAGGCGTTATCTTCTGGTCTGGAAGTTGCGGGTGACTTTGCAGTTGCCGCAAAGAATCAACTCAAGAGTATCCTTGCAGGTATTCTACCAGATCCAGATAGTATCGCAGGTAAACTTGTTCCGAATGCACTGTGGGAGTTCGTTAAGATTACACCACCCGCACCAGTAGAAGTGGCTGCAGAAGCAGCGGAAGGTGCAACGGCACCTACTTCACAAAGAGTTGTAGGTACGGGTACTGCAACAGATACGGATCTATCAGACGCAAATGCAGATCTCGAACAAGAGAAACAGAACCTTGCGGAACTCCAAGCTGCATATGATCGTGGTGAAGAGGTTGATGAATTGCAGTTAGAGTCTGCTAAAATGTTCGTTGATATTGCAAGAGAGTACAGAGATAAGATTGCACAAGAAGTAGGTGCGAATCCTCAAAGACCAGACGTTACTGTACAGACACAACGTGGTCAAGAGTTGTCAGAGAAGTCAAAAGAGAATGCACAATCAGGTGCAGGTGCTACTAATGTTGTTGTGAGTGCGAATGCACCAACGAATACTACCAATAACAACTCAAATACTGCTGCAGTGATAGACCAAAACCTGTCAACCGTGGATACGAATGACAGGTCTTGGGGTTTTAGTTACGCTTAAAGTACAGCAAGCAACTCTTCAATGAGGGTTGCTTTCTTCTTGCGTCTATCTAACTCTACACCTACTGTCCTACCTAACTCTTCAAGTTGAACCTTGGTGAGTTTTGCAAGACTCTCAGAAGTATGAGTAGGTACTGGTTCTTCAGTACCCACTTCAGTAACTATCTCAGGTTCGATAGGTGCAAAGAGTTTCTTCATCCAATTAAACATAATGTCTCCTTAGTCTTCTTGGGCCATTTTAGCGAAGTAAGACAGGGTGTCTTCTTCATCATCTGCTGCTCCAACTGAAGGTTCAGGTGCGGCAACAATTTCAGGTTCAGGTGCAGATTTACCTACACTTGACTCTGCAGTCTGAGTCAGAGACTCATTCTTTGCAGTCACATTAGATCCTACCGCAGTACCTAGTACAAGACCAAGACGTGCTTCTAGATCAGCATATGACTTAAAGTTAGCAGGATCAACGAACTCATTCAGATCGTACTGTTGATTGTACGTTGCTTCGAGTTTAGTCTCATCCGCATCAAACAATGCAGAAGTGGACTTGAACTCCGACTTATCATAGTTACGATAACCGGCAACATTACGAATCTTCAGTTCGAAGTCTGCACCATTCCAAAAGTCAAATGGATTGATGGGTTCCTCGCCAGGAAATTGTGGTTGCATAAGATCCATGACCTTATCAAAGATCTTCTTACCAAACTCATAGTAAAAGACTTTACCATTATTGGCAGGGTTCGCAGGATCGTTTACAACAAGGATGTTTGACACGTAGTGCAATCTACGCTTCTGCTTACGAGCAGTTTCCTTGTCTTCTTCGAGTCCCGTGTTCCAGAGACGTGAGTTTAATTCGGATACAGGATCCTTTTGTCCAATGGTAGTGAGAGACTTCTCAATGTACCACTGACCTTGTGGGCCTTTAAACCCGTGATCCCAATAACGTACCCATGGGGTTTCCATACCTTCCACTGCAGGAAGGAAACGAATAACAGCATAACCATTACCGTTTTCATCTACGGATGGTTTCCACTGACGTTCGTCAACGTACTTATTGGTGTTTTGTTTCTGACCAGACGCTTCTTGTGCAGCGTTGACCAATTTTGAAATGTCGGCAGACCGACTCTTTAGATTAGCAAAAGACATATTTTTTTCTCCAGTATGTGCAATATATGCAGTTTATTTACAATTGTTTTCAGCGTATTTTCACTTCAACATAATCAGTATATAGTATTTATACTTATATGTCAAGCGAATTCTTTCTTTCTAGAAAATTAAGCGACATTGCTTCACTCTCTAGATTCTCCACAATCGAAGGGGTCAAATACTTCTTGACATCCTCGACTTCCATTTTGTTCTCTTCACATAAGTGACAGATAGTATCTATATAGTTAAGACCGCTACGTCTCACCATCGTCTCTACCATCTTCGAGAACCTCTTCCGATTCATGAAATTCTCCTCCGGTTTTTCGGGGGATTGTTCTTGGTTCGGAAGCGTAAACTCTATCGTCATGATCTTTCATCTCCTGTGTATATTCGCCACAGTCATAGTAGAAGTGACCTATAGTTCTCTTAGGTCTACCATCTGCATAGTATGCCATCGAATGTACTATGGTACGCATCTTCCCTTCACGATGTCTTCCATAACGATGATCTAACCAGATGCTACTTTCAAGGTAACGTTTCATATTAGATAGGTAGGTATCCAATATCTGATATTCCATCCTCTCCTTCGATTCTTTGGAAAGGCGTTGATTTTTCTTAGCTCGAAGTTCCTCACCTACTTCTTTAATCCATCCCTTCACTTTCCTCCAGTGTAGGGGATGATCTTCGTCCATCTCTCTAAGAATAGGATGAACTGATTTTGAACCATCGTGACCACGTGCGAGTCGTGCTTTGGCAAGTCTCTCACTTGCCGCAGCACGTTGTGCATCACTCATTGGTTTGCGTTTGCGTTTTACACTTGGAGTCTTTTTTAAACCCATGCCTCACACCGATACTCTACAAGATTCTCAATTCGGAAGGATCTCCAACCCTTTACTTCAAGATCGTACAACACCACAATGTCTGGGTGTTCCTTACGTTCTTTACCTTCTACAGGAATGTCTTCTTCCGGTATAAGATCTTGTTGCAGGGTTGCGACCATATTACGCAGATCACCGTTTACCTTCTTGAATTGAAGGTGTACAGTTCCCTCTCGTAATGCCTCAACTATTCCTTGCTTCTTCGATTCGAGCGACTTCGCCCTCATCATCTCCGGAGTGTTCTCGTTCACCGCTTGTTCCATCATCTTCTCCATTCGCTCTTTTTGCATCTTCATGCAGTTCTTTGACCCATTGGTCACCTTCATCGTAGTAGACGATCATGCGTTCATTTGCAATGATCAACTCTTCGATATTCTTCAATTCACTTTCCTCAGCACCATCTTTCATTCGTTCTTGAATGTAAATGATGTTGTTGACGTAAGTATCCTTCAAGACCGCTTTAGTTTTTTCTAAAGCTTCTTTGAATTCTTTGTCAGTGTATGCCATTCTCTTTCCTCAATTTCACGGATTTCTTTTTCCAGTTCAACATTAAGACGCATCATCCTTCGTTGTGATTTCACTCGTTGTGCAGCACTACGAATCATTTGATATCTCAGTCTTTTGTTCATTATATAGCCTTCTCCTTATAATGTCAAGCTTTATTTTCAAAAACCACCAACACCTTGTTGGTACCACAATGGCATTTGACGGTTAGTCCACTTTGCCATGTATGATTTCTCTACAATATAGTAGACACGATACGCATCTACTGCATCGATACGTTTGCAATGATCAGGCATTGCTTGTGCGAATCTTGTTAGTCCACTGAACTGATTGATGTTCTTAGGTGAGTACCACAACAAACCCTTGAGGTTTGCATAGGTCATGTGAACACGACCATAACGGTGTTCGTACTCTTTTGCACATGCAACGAAGTGTTTGTACAACCATCGGTAGTTCTCATTGGACTCACGTGCCCAGATATTGGACGGGTGGTTGACATGAGATGCCTTGTACAGGATCTTCTCTCGTGCCTTTTCGGGAAGTCTCCAACGTTTGATCTTGCGACCATTCTTGGTTTTGTCGTAGTACAACTCACCGTCTAATACACGATGTGCTGTACTTAGCAATTGTCCGTATTCGGTAACCATTTTGACCACGTGCTTATCACACATCATCTGTGCGGCAACTTCAGGGTCTTGGTCTAGGTGAAATATATTCATTGTCCGATCCTATTTTTTAGTTTCTCAAACAGAGCTTGTTCTTCATCAGTTAGTATATTGTTGTAAGCTTCCTCAAGAGCAGATACCATGTAAGAAACATCTTCAGGTTTCAACTTACCGCCATTGACCACATGGTGATATAAACGTCTTGCTTGTGCTAGTATGGCTTGGTTCACCACTCAATCTCCATCCAATTAGTATCTTCGGGCATCAGTGTAATTTGACCTTCAAAGACTTCGTTCTCTTTGAGACTATTATACACTCCACTGATTGCCATTGTCAAGCGATAACCTCCTTGATGACACCAATACACAGAACCAGAACTACCGTAGAATCCATACAGATATGCCTGTTTCTCTACACCCGTAATACCGCTGTTCATACGCCAACTGTCACCTGAAAGGTATCCTCCTGACCATCCGGCAAGCACTTTGTAGAATCCTTTATCATACTTGCCTTCTTTGATTTTCAGTATGACCCAATTGTCGGGACAATAGTCCATCACTTCACCTTTACAATGAAACCTTCATCTGCTTTACGGATATGATTGACTTTTTTACCATCAACAATACTTCCAATACCAATGAATGGCCCACCGCTCGGATCAAACATACCAAGATCATCGTAATCAATTCCAGATTGACCTTCTTTACCACCAACACGACCGTATTCCAATGACTTACCTTCCATCACAAACAGATACTCATTGTCATTGAGTTTTTCCCAATGATACTCATCACCATAACGATTTTTCACTCAATCTCTCCCTTGTGTTTCTGGTAACCACCCTTCTCCGCCTTCTTGCGGTCAACGTGAGTAGCAGGACGGTTGAACTTGGGTAAGTTCTTTGCAACAGGATTACTCTTCCTCTTCGGAGTTTTTGGTGTATTTGCCATAGAACGTCTTACCGAACATTCGGTATGCCTCCTTCTGCTTTACTACGTAGACTTCCTTGAGTCTACCATTCTGACCAACCTGAACTACGGTGTCCGTCTCAACGGTACCGTCACGCAACATCATGTTGAGCATCAAGTCGTACTTTAGACCAAAGTCACAAGTCTGGAGTTCACCCACGGTGTACTTCTTCTTGTCACGCTTGATCTCTTTATCGATCACTGGTTTCTCACCCAGTGCAAATGCGACACCCATCTCGCAAGTCAAGTCCATACCCATGAACATAGTACGTTCACCAGTAGAACCGTATACTAAATTAACTGTTTGTGCAGTTGGTATATTCATAATTTACTCCTCATTACCAAATTGTTCTGTCCAAGCGATGAATGCCTCCTTCGCCTCGACCTTATTCATTCCAAATACATCCATCAAGACTCGTGGTGCACCAAACATGTTGATTTCACCAGACTCCCGTAGATCATCCAAAAACTCAAATATCTCTTTCATTACGCAACCTCACTCATTTCTTTCTCAATCTCTGCATGACGAATCGCATTCTCACGCAGACCCCATATCAACATGCGTCCCTTGCGGGTCAAGGGGACAGTCGCACCTACACGGCTCATGCGGTAGTAGTTGTCTTCGCAACAGCACTCACGGAGGCGGAGAATCTCTGCCTCGATCTGTGCACCCTTGAATCCAATAGACTTTAGGGAGAAGTTGTCTCGCATAAAGTAGGAAAGGATTACTTCGTAACGTTTGTAGTTAATCATTACGCAACCTCCTGCATCATGCAATACTGTGGGACTTTGAACTCAGCATCAAACATACCGACCTCATCAAAACCGTACAGGACATAACCGTCCATGGGGTCACCACCTTTCTCGTAAACCACCAAGTCACCCTTGATGAAACCTTGGTAGTTCTTAATGTCAATGTCTTTCTTCACTTGCATAATCAATCTCTCATCATCAAATTACATAGTAATTATACAGGAATTTACGACCCTTGCCTAGCCCTATTTTAAAAATAATTGACTTTTTTTTAGACTTTTTTGCTATATCAATTGTCAATCTTATTACCATAATAGTCGTGGGTACCCTCTTGCATTTGTTTTTTACGCATTGAAGACTCTTCTGCGGCAGCTACTGATCCCATCAGAACTAACGTTGTAAAGAGTCCACCCAAACATAGGACAACTATGTCTTGCAAAAGTGCTAGGAAGTCCATCCGTATTCCCTCTCTGCGTTCTGGATCATATCGTCAACCCAGTATTCCGGAGTGCCGGGGATCTTGTCCTCGACCTCTTTAATGATGGCATCCTTCGAATACCCCTCACAAACCATAGGATCTACGATTTCCTGCAGATCCAATACATAAGAACCAATTTTACTCATAATACTTTCCTCACTGATACTAGATCAGTATAACAGCTTTCTGAGAGGTTGTCAACATATAAATAAAAGAAAAGTGAAAAAAAAGGTATAAATATGACTGACGAACTATTCGATTTTGGGTTTACCATCGTAGATGAGAATGAACTCGAAGTTGTACAACAAGCAACACAACAGGTAGAGACTGTCTCATCTAATGTGCAATCGACCCAAGATAGACTGGATAAATTGTACAATGCGGTGCAACCCCTGTTGAACAACTTGAAGCAGAATCCTGAAAAGGAATATATTCTGTGGCCGAATCGACTGTCCAAGATAGAACAGTTTGAAGACCACATACAAAAAATTTATCAAGGGTAATCTATGAATTACAGACATCGCAACGAGTTGATTGTAAAGAGTCAAAACAACGGTAGTCCCGTTGGTACCTACATCCACAGAGATGATAAGATGGTAGAGTGGGGTAGACTCAACTATACGATTGATCGTGAACAGAAACAAAATGATCTAGTTTTGAGGTGGAGAGATCGATGGTCTCACACAGTCAGTGATGTCTTTAGCTACTGTCCTATGATCCTTAACTATCTATCGATCAAAGGATATAAGAAGATTCTATTTGTGGGTCACTATAACGCAGCCCAAACTTCTTGGACAGTCAATCGTAAGATGGATCGTGTAGTTCATCCTACACCCACTTATCATTCTTTAGATGATACCATGGTAGATCCTAACATCTGGTTACAGTTTCTCCCTATTGTTAAAATGGCATACGGATACACCAACTTTGATATGCATGTAGTGTCACCACCAGAGTCACGTCATCGCATGGTCATGAACGCATTGTACAAACGATACGAGTGTGACCTAGTAAATTCAGACAAACAATACAAGAAGGGTAGAGAGGATATGCAGTTTGATATTCCTCCAGATACCCGATACGATTGTGTTGTGATGGCAGGTGTCCCAAAAAACAGGGAAGAACAAGACTTGCATTATCTTCAGATTAGTACTGAGTTTGCAGGAGTATGTGAAGATAACTTTGACTTGGTTGACTTGTACTACGGACGTACTCCACTACAAGCAGGTCACTCCGAACCAAATGATGCAATCCTGCAGGATGTATTCTCAATGCGGAATGTATGGGATGATAATTTCAGGAATGAATCAACTGAAGATAAAGCAATCCAGTACGCAATTCTAAACGACAGTATACATTGTTATCAAAACAATATCTAATTCCAGTCTACGTTCTTCGGAACGTATGACTTGATCTTCTGACGAATCGTCTTGTCTAGTTTGTCTATGGACGTGGGTGCCTTACCTGCACGTTTGACGTAGAAGTAGTTTGCGTCCTTGACGTATGAACCACCCTTACCAGACTTGACTAGTTTTGCATCAACACCAACCTTGTTGAATGCAAACACGATGTCTCCATCCATGTACTTCTTCAACTTGTTACCCATGTTGATGATATCACCCATGGTGTTTGCCGCACCACGGTGAGTGTTGACCAGAATCTCTGACGGTACAGTACGTGCACGTTTGGCATTCTGTGCTTGTGCAACTTCGATGTCGTTCACTACCCATACGATATGGATGTTCTTCTTGTCGTAACCTAACTTAGATGCATCTTGTGCAACCTTCTGCAACTTGGACAACTCTTTGAAAGTCATGTCAAAGATGATGTTTGGTTTACGGTCTTCGGGTGCTGCAATAACACCACGGTAGAATGCTCGCTCTTTGCGCTTGTCTAGTTG